TCCATTGTGACCGCGCAGAAACATGAACTCCTTGGCCTGTTCTGGATACCGAGAGAAGCCGTCGTCGATGGGTACGGCTGTGAAGATGTAGATGCCGTACTTGAATTTGTCAGAGCATTTCACTACGCCCTCCATGCCCCGGAGGTAGGTGTACTCGATGGTGCTGAACTCCCGGCCGTAGCAGTCCCAGTGTTGGGCGTGGTCTGTGCGCCAGTCGGGTTCTGGGTCAGAATGGAATGCTAGCGCGTGCGGCGGTACGGCCCGGTAGACCGCTCCGCATTCGAGCATGATCGTGCAGCCCCACATTCGACCAGGGATAGAGACCAGGCCGAACCAGACGCATGGGATAAACCCGGTGCGACTGGAGATGAACGAGGCATCGACCAGGCAATATTGGTGGTGGGGAAGTTGTCCGGATTGGGAGTAGGTCATGCTAGCAGGTGTTTGATGATGAGGTTGCGGTCTTTAATCGTCGCTCGGAGAATGCTCTCAAGCACAACGTGAGGGTTGATTGTCGCGACGTGCTTCCATTCTGGATTGCCATCAATGTGTTTGGCTGTATCAAGACTTTCAACGCGCACTAATCCGTTAAATGCGTGGACGTAGATGAAAGCGCAGTCTCTCATTTGGACTCCCTCCACAATAACAAGTCCGCTCGCATGGCGTCGTTCTCTCGCTCTAGTTTGGCGATGCGCATATGCTGTTCCGCTAGTCGCTCTCCCGCTTCAGCGACTGCCGCGTTAGCGGCGCCATCGTCGGATTGAATATCCTGAGACAATATCCGCATGGCCGCGATCAGTGTTTCGGTTGAGGTTTTCACGGCTTGGCCTCCTTGGCTCGCTGCCATGCATTGGCCAGCAGTCGATAGTTTGAGTCGGAAATGGTGCCGTCCTTCAGCCACTCAAGCAGCTCGTCGCCGGTACTCTTGAGTAGATTGATGTGGTCTTGCAGGTATTCGACCAGCTCCTTCAGCTCGTTCACATCGGATTGAAGCTCGCGCTTCTCTTCCGAAAGCTTCAGACAGGTCTGCTCCCAGCTTGGCGGTGGTGTTCCGCGCATCGCCTCAAACAGCGGTCTTCCGAATGCGTCGTTGATTTGGCTCATTTGCACTCCTTCCATTTGAACTGATTTTTATTCGCGCAATCGACAACCCACTCAGCGTGGCCCTTCCTAACAGCTTCTTCGCGCATGCTGCTCTTGCCAAGTTGATCGCCCCACAGGATGGCTAAGGACAGAAAACAACCGGCCACAAGTCCGTACATACATTGTTCTAAAAGTGAAATGCTACTCACGGCTTCACCTCCTTCTCGTTCCACAGCAGCAGATCGGCGCGGAGAGCGTCGTTCTCGGATTCGAGTTGCTTGATCCGATCCTCCAGTTTTCGCACCTGAAAGGCGATTGCGCGGAGTTCGCGTGGATGGTTGCAATCGGGAGACTCCGCTAGGAAAAGGATTCGTTCCTCAACACTCACGGCTTGGCCTCCTTGGCTTTGTTCCATTGCTTAAGAGCATCAGACTGAGATTCAGTGAAATCAGATGTGTACTCTGGGCAGAAATTCCAAAGCAGATTGTTGCCAGCCTCCTCCAGCCGCTTGATGCGCTCGTTGGCCGACTCCAGCTTGAGTTCAAGCTCTTTGATTTTTTGGTTAAGCATTTCCATTTTGTTTCCTGTGCGATGCGTTTTGGTTTTGCCACTAAGCATTGCTTCCAGTTGCAATGCTGGTGATAGTTTTGTTTTCATTTGTTGTTTATGTTTCAGCGTTCGGTGAAATTGTTTGATTGAGCTTCTCACGGCTTGGCCTCCTTGATGATTAGAAGTACACCCATGTAAACCATCCAAACGGCTCCGATCGGTATCAGCCAAAACAGCCGGAAGATCTGTCCAAAGTCATACTGCCCGCTGGAACGGTATGGCCTGAACATGATGCACAGCAGGATTACGGTGATGAGTGCTGGTACGATCCACGATTTGATTGTGATGGTCATGGCTTTGCCACCTCCTCTTTGATCACACACGTCGGGAGCCACAGGATCACCCCGATCTTGTCGCCTTCCTTTCCGAGTAACATGTTGGTGATCGAATCTCCCATCTCATGCGGAACCATCACCGTGATTTCGGTGTGGTTTTTCTTCCTGTGGACTCCGGTTGCGGCTGAGTGGACAGTCTGAGTCTCCACACCATCCCCAGCTTTCTGAAGCAGTTCAATGATACTCACGGCTTTGCCTCCTTCCATTTGAACACTGCTCTTCCGCTCTGATCGGCCACCCATTCGGCGTGGCCTTTGATGACCGCATGTTCCTTTACCTGTCGCGCTCCGATATGTCCTCCCCAGAGGATGCATGCAGCGGCAACAAGTCCTGCGATTAGTCCGGCTATGATTGGTCTTGAGTCTTTCATTGGTTGTTTCGGTTTCAGCATTCGGTGAAACTGCCTGATTTAGTGAATGTCGCTCACGGCTTGGCCTCCTTGGCTTTGCGCCATTTTGAAACAGTGTACTGCACGGCATTCAACCGCTCATCGCGTAGCCACGCCTCCATCGCATCCCCCGCCTCCTCCAGCCGCTTGATGCGGTCTTGAGCGGTGGTGAGTTCGCGTTCCAATGTGCGAGCGAACTCCGACGGAACTGCGGCATTACGCAGGCAATCGCCAGCTAGTATTTCAAATCGAGTGCATGGTTTGCCGTTGATCTGTTCGTCTGTTCTAGGGGTGCTGTTCATTTCGATTCCTCAATCACCCCGCACGGGAGCCATGTTTTGCCGCAGTCGGTGGAGTGTTCTCTGTCTTCAAGCCATTTTTTCAAGGCTAACGTCAAAGTGACAGAGGTAATAATGTGCCGCTCACTCGGTGTTGCCTTAAATCTCATCCACGCACCCAGCGGCACCTCATCCGCAGTCCACGGGCGGAGTTTAGCGGTGGGTTTGATGCGGTACTTTGTGTCGTCCCAGCCCCACCGAGGGAAATGTACTGGTTCCCATTTTCCAACAGGACCCAAGACCTCTAGGTCCTTCCCATCCACAAATGCCTGCATGACGCGGATGCATTCTTTGGTTTCTTCGATGTTCATTTCGATTCCTTCGCTTTCGATTTCCCCTCTTCAATAATTGCCATCACGCACCGCTTCTTTACGCCGACAGCCTTCGCCACGTAGGCTAAGCTCTGGCCTTCGTTCCATAGTTTCCAGGCGCGTTGGGCGTTGTAGTCTGGTGAGTTGAGGCGTGCCTTGACCACGTCTGGATGTGCCGTCACCGCAGCTGGGTGAGGGAAGCTAATCCATCCACGAGCCACTGCGTTTGAGATGAGTGAGTTCATGGGCGTTTCTTTTGAATCTTCAATCCAGCTTTTTTACACAAACCACAGATCACGCTCGGAGCGCGGCCGAACTTCTTGGACAGTTCTTTGTAGGAAAATGTTGGGTTGTCTTTTACGAACCGCTCGATGTTCGCCTTCTCTTTCTCGGTCATCGGGCTCCAGCCTTCCTTAGATTTCTCGACTGCAACGGTTTTTGTGATCGTGGGCTGTGGACCCATCAGGCGTTCAATAGCTTCACGGGAGAGTTTCATCTTTGAGAATCCAGGTGGGCGATTGAATGATTTGAATGGAGTCGCCGTTGTAACCCGGCCAGCTGTCGGTGTCCTCGCAGACCATCCACTGGCGAATCCACGACTGCCATGTGGCTGATCCCTTGTCCAAGGATTCGGTGTCCATCTGGTAAACAGCGACCGCGTAGGGCGCTTGATCTTCGACGCAGATCCACTGCCAGGCGCGAGTCTCCCCGGTGATATCCCGGTAGAGGTCGCGGTAGTACGCCGCCTGCACGTCGTAGCGCAGCTGGCCGATCTGCCGGCGGAACCCAGCCTTGCTAGCATCCCGGCATTTCTTCAGGTCCACGATTACCGGCGTCGCATCTGGAAGCCAGTCGATCAGGCCCTTGCGGTCGCAGCCCTCGAACTCGCCGAACATCCCGACCTGAGCCCTACCCGGCTCGGCCAGTAGGCGGCCGGCAACTGGATGTTCACGGACGGACTTAACCATGCGCTCGACAGTCTCGATCGCGTCCTGCTTAAACACGGTGACCCGGCGGTACTCCTGGTCCTCTCGCCAGGCGCGTGCTTCCTTGGTTCTGAAGTCGTCGTAGGGAGATGTGGTCCAGAGGTACGGCGTCCCGAGGACCTTGTGATCCAGCAGGGAGCCGATCGCCATGGCCTCGGACGGTTCGCGCTCTTCCTCGAAGCCGACCTCAGCGTGGGCCGGCGACCGGCTGAACGCCTTGAGGCTGGAGATGTTGATCGCCGGGTGACTGCGATACTGATGCACGTCGATGGGGTGGACTAAATTCACAGCGCACCTCCCGCCTTCACCACTGCACGGCCGATACCCCGCTTGTTCCGGATGATCCAGTTGCAGATATCAGGAGGAAGGTCTGCCACCGTGGGATAGGCTTCAGGGTTTTCCCACCACTTCAGGTCTATGACCAGCTTCACCAGCTGCTCGTAGGTGATCCCAGCGGATGCTAGCGTGCCTTCGACGGTTTCAAGCTCAGGCTCCGGCGCGGGAACGGGTGCGACCGGGGCGGGTGCGGTCTCAACGATCTCCGGTGCGGGTTCAGGAGCGGCGGGAGCGGGCGGCTCCACGATGGCAATAGCCTCGGCTTCCTTCTTCTTGCGCGGCTTGGGCTCAACAGGTGCAGGAGGCGTCGGTGTAACGTCCATGATGGATGAACTCACGGTGACCGACTGGACCACCTGCTGGGCCGCAGGCGTGTCCTGGACCTCTTCCGAGGTGTGCATACCGAGTGCGATCTCAGGCGCGTAGGTGCGGCACCAGAAGGCGCCGGCCCGGTACTGGAGCATCTGCTCCGGCATGGTCTTCCACTTGGAGCCAGACTTGCCGTACCAACCCTCGACCTTTGCCATGTTGATGTTTACGAGGGCGCCAACGAGTTCCAGGTTGGAGTCACGCTCGACTGCGAAGGCGCGGCAGCCCCACTCATCTGTCCCCTCTTTTCCAACCCAGCGGAAACGCATCGGACTGAACCGACCGCAGCTGTTGACGGTGGCGATCAAGAACGAGGCAGACCACGTTGGCTTGCCGTGGATAGGAACCATGGACTGCATGACAGCCATGACCGAGGCGCCGATGCGCTGGCTGAGTTCCAACGCAATGATGCAGTTCCCGAGGTTGGCCTCGCCCCGGTAGGCGTCGGGAACCAAGGTCGAGGACGCAAGGGCCTTGGCCATGCGTTGGACTGAGACGAACGCGTTCTCCGAAGAGAAGGCGCTGAGAGGTTGTGCTTGCTGCGTTGCGACTTGTAGGTTGCTCATACGTCAGTCAACGTATGGCAAGTGGCGTCAAGTGTCCAGCAATTTCAGAACGAATTTTTCAGATTTGTTCGGGCATTTCGACGAATGCGATCTGCATTTTTGTCGATGAAGTCTGATGCCTGGGCAGGCGGAAGAGCTAGCAGCCGCTCCCTATTCTGCTCGATAAACTTGCGGTAACCCTGACCAACGGCCTGCTGGTAGGAGTATTTCTCTTCGCGTGTGAGTTCTCGGCGTGTGCCGTTTTCGTTGACCTTGACCGTAATGGCCGGCACCGGCATGAAGACGCCTTTGCTGGCGAGCTGGCCGAGGGTATTCCAGGCGGGGTCTTCTGAACGCTGAGTAATCCAGCGGCTGTACGGGTAACGCTCGACGCGCACTGGCTCACCAAGGACGTTCAGGATCGGACCTGGCCCAATCTCGCGACGGGCATACGGCACCTGCTGAAGGAAGTATTCGTGACCGAGACCACCGGGTTCAGCCTTAAAGATCGACGGGTCAGACCAAGCATCGACTTCCTTGAGGATGTTGGGAACGAAAGACCCACCAAGCCGTGCCAAGTAACGCGGCATTGATTTCTCGATAACCTCGTTGGTGTCGTACTTGTAGGCGTTAGCGAAGCCTAAGAACTCCGTGAGACCAGAGATTGCAGATGAGTCCTTCACGATGAACAGGCCGGCCGTGGCTGCATCCTGAACCTTGGCGATAATGCCCTCCTGATTCCATTTATCTGGTTCAAACAGCTGGCGATCACGAAGTTCACCGATGGCGCCAAGCAAACCTCCGAATCCTAGCTGACGGTAGGAAACGTAGGTGTCGCCAACGCGGATCGAATAGGGCTGTCGGCCTTCTGATAGCAGCTGCTTTCGCTTGTTTGGATCGAGGGACTTGAACGATCCAGTGATGTCGATGTCACGATCCTCTTCCTTGTCATCGTCACCGAGGAACAGTGCGGCTGCTGTTGCGCCCAACGCCGTACCTAGTGAAGCCTTTGCTAGCAGCAGGTCACGTCGGGCCGGTGTAAACTGAAGCCCGCCGGGCTGGTCAGACTTGCCAGGTGCGGATTGAACCCAACGATAGACCGCAATCGGAGCCGCGTAGTTAAGAAGCTCGTTGGTGTAGTTGGCGGCAAAGCGAACAAAGTTGGTTCCAGTCAGGAACTTCAGTGCCGGAAACTTACGTGAAGCGGCGTTCAGCCCTTCGTAAAGCGAACCCATCACACCCTGCGGAACCTCGGTAAACGTAACAGCCTCGCGAATATCCTTAGAGGTCATCAAGACATCGACCGGAAAGCTCTCCTGGAGAATCTCACGGGTGCGCTTGTTTACTAGGTCAGGGCGGGTGCCTTCAGCGATGGCGCGATCGCGGGCGGCCTTCACTATGTCCGCCTCTGGAAGCATTAGGTTGCGTGCTTCTTCGGATCCGACTTCCTTGTTGAGCGCGTAAGCCTTCGCGGCTCCGTCAGACATCATGGCGGTCACGTGATCTAGTGCCAGCATCAGCCGGCTCACGTACTTGGCTTGACTGATTCCCTTGGCAAACAGGTTGCGAGATTCTCCGAGACCTTCGAGTGCGTTGCCGGGTTGGTCTGGATTGAAGTTCACTGAGCGGTAAAGCTCGCCGCGCCAGAGCATTGGCCAGAAGTCTCGGAGACCTTCGTTGAGCCCTTTGAGTGCAGACTTGGTAACCAGCCCGGCTTCTTTACCGGCCATGCCCGCAAGCATAACCGTGTTCAGTGCGCCGTTGAGGATGTTGAGCGCGTTGTCCAGCTGGGTTCGAGTTCCCGACAGAACCGCCGCGTACCAGTAATCCCTCAGGACATCCGAGAACCGCACGCCGCCGTCCCGGGCCATAAGGCGGAACATCTCCTGGATAATCTGGTTTCGATTGACGCCCTGAGCGGCTTGTGCCCGCTGTGCTAGCTCGGTGAGCTTGCGAGCGGTAAGGCCGTTGATCTCGGCCACACCAAACTCTGGCGCCACTGCATCTCGGAAAGCCTGATCCCACAGAAGGAATGTGTCGGGGCCATCGGTCGTAATCTGATCTCCAGCTGTAGCCCTGGCGATGTTGGCGTACTTCAGTATGCGCGGCAGAGAGCGAAAGAGTTTCTCGCGAGCATCCGGCTTGACCGTCGGCAGCGGAACTTTCTTAGAGAACTCGGATCGGAAAATCTGATCGCGCTTCTTTTCCCAAGCATTGGTCAGGAGATTCGTGATCTCAGCGATGCCAGCAGGACTGAGGTTCTTCAGCCGAGGATCGGCCAGGATAACCTGAAGCATCTTCTGACGCACGGAGCCCTGGGTTTCCAAGGACTTGGTCAGAATATCACGCCACTTGATCTCGATGGGGGGACCTTTAGGTTGACCGGGGACCTGCTTGATCTTCTTAAACTCGCGGGCAAACACGTTGTCCGCCTGCTTCATAGCTTCTTTGACTTGGTCGATCGCCTGCTGGCCAGACTCGACAAGCCATTTACGCACCTGCTGGGCAACGATCTCGGGGAACGGGATCTTTTGCTTCTGCCGTTCGTTTACCAGTCGGCGATACACCAACTGCGGAACCATCCACGCATAACGAGCGAACGTCAGCTGTCGAGCGCGGCCTTGCTTACCGAAGTCAGAGCCTGCTTGAACCAACGCAGTTGCAATGCGTGCTTGCAGGTAGAGTGCGCGTAGCAAGTCGATAGGATTCTTTGCGCGTGCGATCTCCAGCTCAGATCGCTGAAGCAGTTCGCCGCCAACGTATTCACGCAGAGCCTTGTCGATGTCGGCGCCCATGAAACCCTGAAACGCCCGCTCCAGGTTCCCCTTGTAGAAGTCTACCCACTTGCGGGCTTCGGACTGCCAGTTTTCATCGGTGTCTCGGGCTACATCACCACGGAAGATGCCTCGTGATTCAACGCGCTCGGTTGGAGACGGCGGCTGCGGACGTTCAGGTGTGCCAGCAGGAATCTCCTGGTTCGGGAAAGCCTTGATGTACTCCTCGAAGTTAGCGGCAGTCTCCGCTTCGTTGCTCAGCTGGACGTGGGACTTGATGTAGTCCATGCCAGCATTACGGGCGGCCACCCAGGACTTGGTAGCCTGGTAGATCCGGAGTGCGATCTTCGAGGCTTGATAAATCACGAAGTTCGACAATCCGGTTATGGCCTCGAATACCTTGCCCTTGGGATCGGTAGCGGCGATTACCTTTTGGAGGATGGCTTCGACGGAGTCGGGGCGTTGATTGCGCTCAGCCTCAGCATCCAATCGGGAAATAAAGGTAATATCGGAGACAATGTCAGCAGTCGCAGTAGATTTGTTCGGAATGCTTTGCAGCCATCGAACGTATTCTGGAGCAGCCTCATCCGAGATTGATTGCAGATCGGAGATAACATCTCCAAAGGTCGCTTGTTCTCCAGTCGATGGATTCGTAAATCGCACCCGGCGAGTAGCTTCGTCGGTATCATTCCTAGCCCAATCGGACAGCCGCTTTCCGATTCCACGGTTTAAACCGGATGCTCCTCGAATGTCAGCCGTGCTAGCTTGGAAACGCTGGCTTAACGGAACGACGTTACCCTCATCGTCGCGAGTGACGGGATCGGCGGATTTAATCTGGGTGGGATCAAAAACCACCATCTCATCTGGCGCAGACTTATCAGCAGTCTTGCCGTTGTTCCAATATTCTATGCCGGTGTAGCCGTCCTTCCTGATGCTCTGAATGTGTTCATCGGACAGCAGTAGTGGAAATTGCTTTGACCCATCGGCATACAAATCTCGACCCCAATCCCTGGTGTCATCATCAATTTGCAGTGGTGATGGGTTCTTCAGATACACCTCAAGCACAACGCCACTTCCACTTGGCTCGTTGTGATATGCAGGAAGATTCTCTGGAGACGATCCAAACCAAATGGCTCTTCCTGACTGACCAAACAAAGTTCTAAATTCCCCTGCTTTTGTGGTCCAGAATTGAGCCTCAGCTTTAGGTCCTCCAGGAATGAACTTGGTGAACGCTTTCGGTGTGCGGTGAAATCCTTTGGTTTTGTACCCCGCCTTTACCGCAGCCTCATCAACCATCCGCTGCGCTGTCTCCATGTCACCAGCGGTGACAGCTGCGGTATACTCAGCGTCTCGAATCAGTCGATCGGCTAACTGGATGTCGTCAGTAGGATCATTCGGAAACTGCTGGCGAGCCTGCGCGATGGCTTGGCGAATTGCTTTATCAACCGCAACACCAACCTGAATCAGTCCCTTGGCAATTTGCAGTGCTAGCTTCGCCAGTGGCGTCAGGAACAACGGATCGGAGTACGAATTTTCTGACAGGCCTTTGCTGACCTTGTCGATGGCGTCGATGGCGGATTGGGCCGCCGTCTTTCTCGGCCCAAAACCTTTCTGACCTGCCGGTAAACGACTCGTGTTTGGGCCGGCTCTCGATGAAATCTCGCGAAAAAGTTCTGATCGACGATCCCAAATTTCCAATGAGCGAAGTGACAGTGGGTCGGTCTTTTCAATCGTTTCTGTGCTTAGCTCAGCTCCTCGACCAGCGTCGATAAGCTCTTTTCTAAGAGCATCATCTTTGGTGCTTAAGCGATCCAACTCCTTGTTGATCTCGCTAGCCGTCATGGTTGCGGGATCTTTGGCGGCTTTTTTGGTAGGTGCAGGCGCAGCTGGAGTAGGTACGGGAGCTGGGGCTTTTGGTGCGGCCGCCTTTTCAGCCTTCGCCTCATCAGCCAACTCCTGTTCCCGCTCTTGAATCGCCGTATCCCGGGCCTCCTCAACGCGTTCTAGCAGCTGACCGACAAGCTCATCCACTCCAGTGTCACGGCCTTCATCATCCAACTCAGAGTCATCAATGACGCCACTGGCTTCCAGCTTACGCGCCATGGCTTTAACTTGGCGCTTGGTCATGTCGGAGCCTTCATCCTCCAACTTCTGCTTGGCTTGGCCAATGGGGCCGGCGTCGATATCTTGCTCAGCTTGAGCCAGGCGGGCTTCCTCGGCGGCTTCCAGTTCGGCTTCGGTGGGTTCGGCGGTGACTGGTTCGGCGGGTGCAGGTGCAGGCGCAAGACGAACGCCACGTTTTGCCGCCCGCATTTCAGCCTGCTTTTCCGCGACCGATTTACTGACTGCTGGCGCCATGTATCCCTGCGGCACAGACTGAGGGTACTGCTTACGAAGAAATTCAATCCGCGCTTCCGGCAGTCGATTCAGCGTTTCGACCTTTAGTTGCTTTCCAGACTCAGCAGCATTCCGAATCGCCTGCCAATGTTCGAGATTCGAGTCTTCACGTGAAAACTGTTCGCGTACCTCGGCTTGGGTAGCTTTGTTGTCCCGGGCAATTTCTTTGACCCGTGCGTCGTAGTATTGCTGCTCGGTGAGTTCATCATCGGGCTTGGGGCCAATAGGAGCGGGCTTAGGCGCAGGCCTCGGCGTTTCGCCAGCCACGGCTTCCTGCTTGTCGCGCAGGATAAACCCTTCGTCTGAAGGATATCCTGTAACCTGCGATTTCTCTTGCAGCAGAAATTGTTCGGTTTCCTGAAGTCCTCCAAAGCGGGTGCGGAGAACCAACCTCTGTCCTGGGGCCAGCTTTTTGATCTCATACAACCCTTTGCCGACAGCTGTGGCCTTGGCCTTGAGCTTTCGGAGAAGGCTGTTTATTCGTGCTGGAGTGTACTCGGGGGCGGGAGTCGGAGTAGGCGCTACTGGAGTAGGGGCAGGGGTTACCGGGGCCGCAACCGGCGCCGACACTGGAGTCGCCGTAGCCTTCACCTCCGGCATTGTAATCGTCACCGAAGGCACAACCAACGCAGCAGGTTTCTGTGCAGTTCCAGCCTTCGTCTTAGCTGCTAGCTTCTTGAGTTCAGCGCGAACCTGAATGCCGTGTTTACGGACTTCCTCTGGAGTCATTCCAGACCGCTCGACTGCCCACTTTAAGTAATCCGCGTCGCTATCAGATTTTTTTGTCTGCGTCACGATGTACGCAGCAAGATCAAAGTCGCTGTCAAATCTCGGCAGGTACGTATCCTGAGAGATGCTGTAGCGCGGCTTGGCACCGGCAAGATTCTTGGGGAGCTTCGTGGATGTGGTGACCTCGACCACCGGAGCAGGCGTAGGCGCGGGAGTCCGAGCCACCGGAGTAGCGACGGGAGCAGGAGTCGGAGCGGCAGGTGTCACCACCGCCTGAACCCCACCCAATCGGGCACGGTAATCTGCAAGAGTGATAGCACCCTCTTCGCTCAGCATTCCTTCATCTTCGGCCGTGATTAGCTGATCGAGTTCATCCTGCTCGTCGGGGGCTAGGCCGGTTTCGGGATCGACAGTTGCGGCGGGGGCGGGAGTAGGCGCGGGAGTGGGCGCGGGGGTGGGAGTTACAACAGGAGTTACAACAGAAGTTACAACAGGAGTTACAACAGCCTGCGGCTGTGCAGGCACAGGTGTAACTTTCGGGACGGGCTCAGTAACCACCTCCTCTTGACCCGGTAATCCAGCTTCCTGAGACGTCCGCAGGACATCTTCAGCTGTGATCTCGGGTTCCCCCTCCTGCTGCGTATCTTCCAGCCCAGCCACGGTGGCGTTTGCACGCGGCAACGGGTTTGTCGGATCACCGCCAAGTGCTTCATTGGCGGCACCGGCTAACTTGGCATTGCGGCTTGAACCAACGAGACCGCCAACAATGCCTCCAGATAGGGAACCAACAAATCCCGCTTGTGCAACACCATCAAGCCATCCGCGTTCCGGATCATAGACCGCAGCTGCGGCAATGTTTCCTCCAAGCTGCTCAGCTGATTCTTGGACGCCCTCAGTGGCCAGCGCCTCGACAGCGCCCCGGACACGTTCAGCACCTGTGGCTCCAAGAAACTTTCTTTGGTACTTGGCAGACTTGGGTACAAGACTTTCGGCAAGCCGCTCGCCGATGCCTCCGATCCGACCAGTTACAAAACGTCTCGCTACCTTAGGCGCTGCGCCTAAAAAAAACTCAGTGGCGGCGCCAATCGGAGCAGTTGTGATGAATGCTTGAGTCTTCATCTGCTCGCGGCGATCTTGAAGATCCGCAGCGACATCGTACTGCTGGCTAGCCATAGCCTCGGCAATGCGACGATTTATGGTGGTATCAGCCTCTTCGGCTGCTGACTCACCTGATTGAAGTCCGTAGGAGATAGCGGCCCCAAGGGGAGCGGCCGGCCCTGCGATTAGCGCAGCTGGCAGTGTGGCAACTGTACTTCCAATACCGCCCATAACCTGAGCGGGCAAAGACTCTCGCACGCCGGGTAGACCAGGGTAGGTTTCTTTCCCAAACTCTTGGATGGCTTGGCCAGCGCGGTAAAGAGGCTCCTGCTCCAGGGGAACTTCGGCAGTCTGCTCAATCTTCCTTCCGGTGTATGGGTTGACTGTTGGTGGAGGAAAAAAAGTGGCGGCACGGGCTGCTGCTTTCGCGGTAAGACCAAGCCCCTCGATCGCCCCACGCGGTAACTCAGACAGCGTGTTGAGCGCAGTTTCGACCGTGTCGTACTGCCCCAACTGGAACTTAGCCTTCTCTTCCACCTCGGTCTCAGCTGCTAGCTCCTCCTGCCTCCGACTAATAAGGCCCTGTCGGATCGCCTGGTAATTCTCACGAACGTAGGACTGAGCCTGCTCATCCGTAATGTCATCCGGGAACGCTAACCGGCCTAGTTCGCGTCCAAAGTCGATCTCGATTGCCATAGTAGATTAAAGTTCCACGGGCGCACGACCACGCGGCATTCGCAGGATTGCGTCAAATTGCTCCTGAGACAATCCCAATGGAAGGGAGTTCGTTCCAGCGCCTGCCTCATTGAGTGATCGACGCAGTTGAAGTCCGAGAACAGTGGGGTCAATGCCGTTGTATTCGCTCATGGCTTGGCGCAGCTCTTCTGGATCAATTCCCAGCGACTCGCTTGACATCGAGCTGGCTGGCGCAAGGGAATCAACCGGAAGCCTTACTTGAGGTGGTGCGTTGGTTGTAGCTACTGGAGCGTTGGTGCCGCGTCCGATGCGGGGGAGATTTGGGATTGATCGAACGTCTATAACTTGGTTGGGCGAGATTGAAGGAACCCGATTGGTTCCTTGTTTGATGCCAGCCTCTGGACCTGGAAGTGTTTCCAGATCTTTCATATTTTGCTTTCGGTCCTTCCGTATCACCTCCAGCTGCGCTTTGGCTTCTCCAAAGGTGAGACCCCTGCTCTCTCCAAAATATCCGAACTGATCCTTGCGAACCTTTACGTTCCCCTTGTCGTCTGTGTAGACATTGACTTCTGAATCATTGTCTTTGGCCAGCTTGCGAAGGTTTTTCATTGCTTCATCAATGTCAGCATACGGGTCTTGCTCACCTTCTGGTGAGGCCAAGCGTTTGGTTAGCAACTCGCGAGCAGCTTCGGGCGAAACAGGCAAAGTGTATTCGCCGCTAGGGTCAGAGAATTTCACAGTCCCCGCCTTCTCGGTCTTCTTTAACGCAGTCGCCGGAGCCCTGTACTGCTGGCCACCGATTGTGACGATTTGCCCACCGCCAGACGGCGCACCAGCACCCATAGGCGCCTCAGTTAAAGGCTCTCCACCTCCGTCGAAAATGTCAGGAGAAAATCCCTCGATCTGGTTTAGTACACCTTGTGGAAGTTCTTGATCTTGTTTTTTACCAAACGGGATAAACCCCCTCCGAATCAATGCCACGTTCTCGGCTCTTTTGTCGGCCATCGCTCGCGCTGTACCTCGTAGGCGTCCAGCTTGGTATGCTGGGCTTCCGATAACTTCCGGAGATAACGGAGGCTGAGTTCCGTACATAGCATAAAGTTCCCCCTCCGCGCCTGCTAGCGTATCGGATTGAAGACGGCGATCGCGCTTCAAAGCAGATCCTGCGTAGTCGGGTAAACCTTGAGGATTCAAAATTAAATCCTGACCAAACTGGCTGGCTGCCGCATCAAGCCGCGCCTGAATACGTTCTTTCAAAGCAGCCTCCCGATCGGTGCCCATCTGGGTGTAATACTGCTCGCGCACTCGCGTATCTTCAGCACGCTGCGCCGCTGCTTCCTCCCTGGCCTGGCGTTGATTCGCCAGCTGCACGCCTTGGAGGTACGATTGCCCGATGTTTTCGAGTCCTGAGAAGGGGTTTGCCATAAGATTAGATCGTTTTCGGCATGATGCTCTGTTGGGTTTGAACGAGCCCGCTGCTTCCAGGGCTTGCGGCACCTCCCATTTGTCCTAACGCACCGAATCCAACGCTGGTCAATCCGGACCCTAGCGATCCGAGGTACTGGCTGCCAACTCCGCCTGCGCTTGCCATATTGTACGACCCAAGCAAAGCGGCTTGTTTTTTGGCACGCTCTTCGGCCCTTAGGTTTGCAATCATCTGAGGCGTGAACTCGTAATTCGCCAAAGGAGACAGCGGCGTGGTTCCTAGAATGTTTGAAAACTGCTGAGCACCCGCCTGCTGAAGATCCAGTGACGTCCTGCCTAGGTCTCGTGCCGTTAGGTTGCGAGCCGCTTGGCTTCCAGCGTAACCGCCAGTCAGAGCCTTTGAGGCGGTGTTGCGTTGGATTTGGGAAGCAAGATCAGGCGGCAGCTCACCACGAAGCAATGACATCGCGTTCTGGGTGCGCTGAGCTTGGCCCTCCTGATAGCCGGGAATCTGGAGGCCAAGAGACTCAAGAAGCTGCGCCCGGTTGAAGGCGTTTCGTTGAGCTTCAAGTTCTCTGGTTTGAGGCGCCAGTTTCCCTGCCTCTCCCACTGCCTCTCCAACGTCAAGGCCAGGCATATTCGCAACGCCGCGAGCGCCAGCGCGATCCTTGCTAGCTTGATTGGCTCCGACTGCTGCGCCGATGCCTCCGACGGCAGCTCCGGCTCCGATTCCTATAACTGCTGTGGCTACGAATGACATAGTAAGTATTGGTTTTGACCCACGTAAGTGAGGTCGTTCAAAAGCTCTTCGTGATCCGTCTTGTTATCCAGATTCAGGTGAACCGTGGTCCAAATGGTGTCCTCATGGATCAACAGCACGCGGCGAGTTCCTGGCTTGGTGATGCCCGAATACGGCGCCGTGTAGGTCACCATACCCTCGTTCTCGCTAACCACCGTGACCCTGCCTTTGGTGATGAAGAACGGATTGTCGAACTTATGGATGCGGCTGGTGACGACACATCCAGCCGGCATGAAGATTTCACGCACGTACATCCCCTCTGGGAACGTGTGCTTTAGCGGACACTCCTGCTGGGGAATATTCGCCACGAACGCTTCCCACCTGTCCAGACGATCATCGAACGTGACGGTCTCGTCCGTCAGGATATCGAGCCACGTCACCGGCTGCACAGCTACTGGAAGCTCCTCAGTCATCAGATAAATCCACCGAACCGAAATTGAATCTTCGCGGACCCGAACGGCTGCACGTTGATTACGCTGCGCTCATTGGGGCTGTACGCCTCAAGCTCATTCCGAAGCGACCGCAGTGCTAGCTGGATCTCGCGCTCAGCCTCGGTGTACTGATTCCTGTCTTCCTTCTGGATCGCCTTCATCATGTGCTTGATCGCCTGGAGGTTCCCGATAAACAGCCAGTCTGAATCAACGATCGCCGGTATGAAGTCCAGACGAACGATCGCTTCCACGACTGTGTTGGTGCAAGCCTCGTCTGCTGGCACGCAGCCGTCTCCGTTGTCGATGCAGCAGTTGTCCTGGGTGGTGCTGCACGAGTTGGCGCCACCGCACACCTCGGGCATCCCGACAAGGTAGGTGCGACGGTACTCAGGGTTCTGCTCGCTCGGACCCCAGACTGCGACTTGGGTTTGTAAAAGGGTTGTTGGGTTGTACGCCAGAATCGTCAGGCTTCCTTGAGTCAACGGCTTCTGGGCGCCAGTCAGACCCGGCTGCTTGAAGAGGTTGGTTGTCTGGACGTAGGCCGTGATGGAGGGGTTTGGAAGCGTGACGTACTCGCCCCAGACGTATTCTCCGCTGACCGAGTCCAACGTGCGGATTGGGATTCCATTGGGATCGAGCCCCTGCAAGAGAACACGCTTACCAACGTCAGCTGACAGCTGTGGTGTCACCCTGATGTAGCAGTTACCAACCGAGTCGCGAAACTGCGTCACCATGCCACGATCCAGCAGCTGGTCTTGCTCGCATCCCTCCCGGCCGCATCCGGTGCGCGGGGCCCGGGTGTCCGTCTGGAACTCGTACCACTGATTCTGGATGGGGATGTTGTAGCCGCAGAGGTTCATCGCCTCGATTGTCTTGACCTCCCGAGGCCAGGTGATGCAGCCGGCGGTGACGCAGACGCGCAGCTTCTTGTACGTACCCCACCACTTACCCATGTCCGCCAAGCGAGCCTGAGCCTCGTTAAGCAGCTGGACGAAACGCTCGTCGCAGGTGGCCAGACCGACTGCCTGCGGGATCGTGGAGTTCTTGGCTTGGGCGAGGGTTTTTCTCATGTTATCGGATGGCGCGACCGGCAACTCGCCATTTAGTTGTGTCTATCGCGGTGTAAACGTTGGTAGTTTTATTACAAATAAACAGAGATGCCGCGTCATCATCACGAATAAAACCAATTACAGTGGAATTTGAAAAACAACCCATTGGAGCCTCATTGTCACTACTAGCATAAATTATCGCTGACGCTGGCACGTAGTCGTACTTTGAGTAACCGTTGTTTCCGCCGACATCGGAGCAAATAAGTCCGATTGACCAAGACAACGGATCCATTCCAAGCAAGTGATTGAATGTCACTTGTCCAGGTGCCGCTGGGATCGGCAGCCAGTCTGCCTCAGCTGTAATATACCCCGACTCCCAGACCGTAGCCGGAGTCGAGTTTGTCCGTAAAAACTGGCGGTCAATTCCAGGAGAGAAATTAGATGGCCCCACATTGCCGGGATTCAGAAGCTGAAACCGAGTGCCATCGTACACAACGACGCACACCTGCCCGGCTCGTATGTCGCCTGCAACCAATGGAACGGTGCCAAACTTCGTGATTGCCTTAACCGCAAGGCCGTCAACCGACAGCGTGCTAGCTCCAGTGTTTACGATTGACCCAACAAAAACGTATGACACCCCTGTCCGGTACGCCTGATTTACACCAGGAGAGGCGGGCGTCAACGTAAGCGTGTAGGCGTTGGCAACGCCGGCTCCGACGCCATACGTAAACTGCGTCTGAACCCGCGACCATCCAGCCGGCGCCGTCGTGTTGTACTTCAGGACCTCAACCGGATTCTGGTTCGAGTCCAGTCGCAGCCAGTAGAGCGAAAGATCAGCTGGGGCAACTGCGCCTGCCGACCACTCTGGTGGCGCTGAATACTGGGCGATTATCGCCTCCGCGTAGGCGTCCAAACGATCCTGCTCGGATGCGTAGCAGGCGGGCGGAGGGAGTGTGCCGGCAGTTAGGTTGATTTCAGGCATGGCTAGATGCGGTAAAGGTAGTCGTTTGGCTTACACGGGCCTGGGTCGCATTCAAGCGCCAAACAGCCCTCGGGACAATCGAAATAGAAGAACTGCTCAAGAGGCGCAACGCAGCGTGTTGGGCGCCCTGTGAGAAATGCGTTACCGAACTGGCCTCCGTTATTGCGTACCAACCCTTGTCCGCTGAGCCTTCGGACGCTGTTGCATCCAATCTGGATGTTATCGACGTACCGGAAGAAGTTGCCGATTGAGGAGGTGAACGCTACGTCTGGGCCAGGACTCGCGCAGGTAAACGTCGTGGCCGTCGGTGTTCCGGTCACGATCACCTGGTCGTTGAACGAAGCGTTGCTGAGCCCCTCAACGGTCACGTGGTATCCAAGGAGTATCTGGTGCGCCTTGTTCGTCGTGTACGTGGCCACTCCGGCGGTGCGCTGGAATCCGATGGGTTTGATTTCCCACGGGAAGTTGATCGGGCTGTTGATGCCGAGGAATCCGCTTCCTGACGTAACTGGCGTATTTGGAAGCGGACCCACCTGGTTGTTAACCGTAAACTGCGTGGTCGAAGGCGTTGAAAGGACGGTAAACACGCCGTTAAACGTGCCGTCCGCCACGCTAACCATCGAAATTTCCATTCCTACCTGAAGTTCATGCGGGGAGACCGTGGTGAACGTCGATATACCAGCTGCGTCTCTTGACGCCCCTGTCGGAAATGGGGCCGGCGGAGCCAGTGGCCTAATCGGTATCTGGTAGTCCGTCGGATAGTACCAGGTGGACTTGTTGACATCGTGGTTGTTGACCAGAAAAACGGCATCTAACGGAAGAAATGCGGTCTGGTAGAACCATGATCCTGGCCCCGTCAGGAGAACATCGTTGTTCTCGATCAACATATCCTTGTGCCCCGAAATCAAGGTTGAGTAGGTCTCAGGGTTCGTGACGCTGGGCACCCCTGAAATCAATGTAAACCAATCCTGCACAACCAAGGCGATAAACGCTGATATGTTCAGCGCCGAGTTGTGATGGATGTGGGTTCCCTTGTGTTGGTAGGAATCGACGTAGAAGCAGGTGCCACGGAACCCGTCGAAATTGTTGTAGCTGATATCGGCGCCGTTAGTTTCACGAACGGTGATAGCAGTAACCGGACTCTGCTGGTTTACGGGGTCGGGTCCACCCTGAACCCGGTTGTATTTGAACTCACATCCTGTAGCGAAGATGCGCTGGCTTCGGAGCATGATTACCTGGCCGTCGAGGTAGAGGCCGGGGAGTACATCTGGTCCACCTGTGTTGGCTGTAAATCGAAATGCGTCTGGGGTTGATATGACGGTGAGGCTTCCGTTGAAGGTGGGGTTTGAAAAAGAATTTACGATCACCACATCCCCAACCCGCAACGTGTGCTTCATCACGCAGGTGTATGTCGCAACTCCACCAACGCGAGAAACCACATTGATCGGGTTAATAAGACTTGAAAACCCGCCAACCACACACTGAGTGTTCGACTCTGCGCTACCGGGGTACAGGGTGCTTTGAATTGAGTTGCGCCCTTGATAGCTGAAATCGTTGTTTAGAACCCTTGCTCCCTGAGTGTTGTCAGAAACATTCATCGGAAGAAACGACTTCGCGATAAACGTCTCGGCATCTGCAATTCCAACTCCGAAATCGTAGAACTGGTTGTTCTGAATGAGCGCGTTCTCGCCGACGTGGTTGATTCCAGCGACGGTGAATAATGAGTTTACACCAGCTTTGGTTTGCGGTGTAAGAGCTACATTTGGATAAGCCCAAGCGCGGGCGTTTTCGTTTACCAAAGTGTAAACGTATCCAACACTAGGAGTGGATCCAATATTTGTTCCTACATTAACGCAAGTAAACTGAGTTGGGCTCGGTGGAGCCAATGTTACAAACGTACCGTTAAAAGACGCATTTGAAAGACCCTCAATAAGAACAGTTTCACCGCCTACAAAGCCATGTGGAGTTGCAGTATCATATATAGCAACGTTTGTGTTTCGCTCGAATCCGTTAATTTGAGTTGCTGTAGTAGGCGCTGCATTTAGGCAGAATACCTCTTCAGTTGAAAGAAATCCGGCAACTACAAAAGTGCCATTGAAAGCCGCACTTGCAAATCCTGTGACATTTATTGAATCTCCGATTGTAAATCCAAAATTCCACTGCGGATGTTTAGTGTAGATAGCATAGCCAAACGGATTTATTCTTGCACGTAAAAGCACCACCCTTAGGTCGCGTTGAAAAGAAAATGATGTTATGTTTGTAATGCTTCCAAATCCTACAAATGAAAGATCGTTTCCTGTGCCTGCTGTGATTACATTACTTATGTATTGCGAAATTGCGCTAATGTTAGTGTATGGCGCAGGTGAAATAGGGGGGCTGTAGGCTGGAGGGGCAACTGCGTAAAATTGAGTGTTAGGTAAATTCGGTTCGTACAACGGTTGCAATACGTTGTAAGTATTTATACCATTTGTCCTTTGAACAGAAACTATCTTAATATCAGCCACCGAGTTGTTGGCGTAGTTTCCGTCGAAAGTAATTCCTTCAATTATCGTGTTCTTGCAGTTGATGCTATCCAGAGGCGCGCCTGCGTAAGCGCCAGGTGCCCCAACAACTCCAAACCCTGTGTAATTTCCAAGGGTCTTCAGCATCTGAATGTTGAATCCAAAAGTGTCCCCTCTTTTCGTGGAAGTGTTATCGGCAAACTTCAGGATGGTCTTGCCGACGCCCTGGCCTGTGAATGCGACGTTGTTGATTACGCCTGTGAATGGTGGATATCCCATCACAAGTGACGAGGTGTAGCCGCCGCCAATTAGGTTGATCCAACCGTCTTCTACGACGGGTGCTGAGTTTGGCCCAGGAACAGTCGCGTTGAATGTCGTGGGATTGATAATTGCATCGACTCGAAAGCCAAACTGTAACGGCCCGGTTCCGTTGAATGTGCTGTCGGTAAATCCGTACAGTGTGATTTTTTCTCCGACCACTAGCCCGTGCGGTGTAGCGGTGGTAAACGTTGCGACTCCGCCAAGTCGAAACCGGCTTGTAATCTTCGCCCCAGGACTCGATCCAAGCAGGAATGTCCCCACTGGAAAATCGCAGCGCAGCGCAGCGAATAGGCATTCATTGATCGCCCACGCGCTGTTTCTCAGTCCACAGGGATCGGCGCCGTAATCGACTGGGTTTGAAGAAGGCATACTATTCGGAGAGTAACGGGCAGGCGACGCGGCTGAGATCGCCGTAAATATCCTCTTGAAGGCGTTGAGCAACCATCGCCACGCGCTTGAGTCGGAAGCGGCCGGTGTTCACGTAGCGCAACTGAAACTCGTAGCCATCACGAGTAAACCCTCCGGTCTGCACGTCACACTTGTCCGGAGGCTGCGGGAGGGCAATGCGCGATCTGGCTGGCGGCTGGTAGTATTTGACCTCTTGGCAGTTAATCACCGCAGGAGGGCAGGAAATCTCGCCTGGCTCGCAGTTGCGGTACTTGGCGCAATCTTTGATCTCAGCCCATGGTTGCCAGCACTCGCCCTCGTTAGCCTTGAAGTAGACCTTGGATTCGATATTGCCCATCACCTGGTCGTACCACTGCTCGGCGCTGACTAGGCGCTTCTTGTTTGTGGGTTCACCAAACGTCAGCGAGCGGGTCTCAATGGTCCAGTCGATCGGCACATCATCAAACCCATCGAAGTCAAACTGGCCGTTCTTGGTGACCTCAAAGAGACCGATGTCCCCTTGATTTAGTCCAAACATGAAGCAGCGTTCTTGCTTCTGGATTCGGATCGTCAGCATCTGGAATACATCAACTCCAGTCCAGACTCCCTCCCATGCCGGCGGGAGTTTGCGGCCCATGCCCGAGACAAGATCGAAGTCCAGCACTACGACCCCTCGGTGTATGATACCTCGGTTGTTGACCTTCTGGGGCTGAATGGTCATCAGCAACCGATTGTCAAAGTTCACGGAGCTAGCAGCCGTCAGGTAAAAATCCGTGTCGTAAGCCAGCGCACGGGTCACCTGCCGGCTGATCGGAGTATTTCCAAACTCAGAGAAGTCGCGCCTGGCGTAGATCAACGATCGGATACCGTCTTGAGCGCGGAAGAATAGATCACCGTTCACCGGCACAATGGATTCGTGGTTGAACGATCCGAAGTTCAGAAGCGCGAATCGCTGGATTGGATAATTGAGATCCTTCCAAACATCCCGGTCCACAGGCGCGTTAAACGCGTAAGTGGCGGTCGGGGTGAACACCAGCAGGTCGCCGTCGCCAAGGGACGTGTCCAGGTTGGCCGCGAATGCCAACCCTGTGATCGGGCCGCTTGAGACCGCAAAGGCGCCGCCTTCATTGATGAATGTGTTCTCGGTAAATCGAATCACGCTGTCCCGGCCATAAGCGGGATCGCCGTAGACCAAGTCTCCGCCGTAGTATTCCGATCCATTGGCAACCCATAGGCGACCTTTTCCGTAAGCCATAGGACCGCCTGTTGGCACTTCTTCTCCAGTTGCCCGGCGCAATGTGGAACCGTCAAACAGATACGGTTGATTCTGAGTGTCTTGGACGATCATCCAATTCTCAGCCTGCTGAAAATAAACGTGTAAAATCTGAGGATTATTGGCCGCTAGCTGGTAGGCATTGAATGTTGGGCCAAGCAACGGACCTGCGTCAACTCCCGGTGAGTACGTGGTAAATGTCGTTAGGCTTGGGGTAGTCTGAACCAGAAAATCTCCGAAAAATCCCTGCGGAAAAGACGCACCTGGAGGTTCAGGAAGCCGTACCACCATGCCTGGTGATAATCCGTGAGGCGCTCCGCAAACGTAGGTGGCGACGTTAGAAACTCGACCGCGAGTTTGAATCTGAAACTGGAAATTTATTGGCGTTATGTCTGTAACGCTGAATCCGGCGTTGATGTCGATCTGGAAGACTTTGCCTCCGATCGACACAAAAATGTAAGGGTCTTCGTTGTCGGCAGTGTAGGTTCCGCATCCCTGAAAAAACCCCTCTTTGAACGCCGATTGCACCGCAGCGTTGTAGTAGCCTCCGTTGTAGAGAACGGTTGGATCGGCAAACTTCAGCAGTTTGGTCCAAATCCCAGGCCGCGCTTTCGGGAATCCTCCGCGCACCGTCGTGTTCACCGCCCATGCTAGCTGGTTGGGTTGGATGAGTGAGGGCGAAAAACCGCTATCCACCCCACCTTCAGCGGTGAGGAGGCCATCTACTATGCGATTTTTTTCTGCGACCATGACGCTTGAACGTATTGAAAGGCCGCAGCAGCATTCCCGCAAGATGAATGAAAGCCCAGATTACCTGTCTATACCGTGGCGTACAAAAGACCGCTTTCTCATCGAAGCCGAAATGGTTCGTCGCGGCGGATACATAATGTCCGGTGGCGTCAAGTACGGATGCGGGAAATATCATCACTTCAAAGCGGCCATGACGGCGCTTTGGCCTCACTTCGATTGGCACATCTGGTCTGACCTGCTAATCAAGACTTTCGCGGAAAATCAAGAGGTTGGAATCATGGGTCCAGGATCATCTGGCAAGACCTACACCTCCGCAGCATTCGGGCTCTGCACGTTCTACATCTACCCGACTGGCACCTCAATCATCATGTCGTCAACGACGCGTGAGGGTCTCCAGCTGCGAATCTGGGGCTCGATTAAGGAGCTGCACAACAAGGCCAAGGCCCGCCGGGAATGGCTTCCTGGGCGCGTTATCGAGAGCCGGTTTATCCTGACCAGTTCTGACCAAGACGCCGAGGCGCAGGATTTCCGCGATGGAATCATCGGTGTAGCGTGCAAGGTTGGTGGTACGTTCGTTGGCCTCTCGAACTACGTCGGACTCAAGAACGACCGAGTGATGCTGATCGCAGACGAGGCGTCTCTAATGAGCCGGGGATTCCTCGATTCAGTCGCTAACCTTCGCAAGAATCCTGAGTTTAAGCTGATCGCGATGGGGAATCCCAAGGACCGCAACGACGCGCTTGGGGTAGTCTGCGAGCCGCACTCTACGATGGGTGGCTGGGAAGGCATTGAATACCTTGAGCAGACACGCACCTGGAGAACGCGGGCGCCAGGAGGGGTTGCTGTCCAGCTGTGCGGGTACGACACGCCGAACGCGAAGTTCCCGAAAGGCACCAATCCGTACCGAGGCATCATCACTCCGGAGCAGATTCAGGCGGACTTGGATTACTACGGCCGAGACTCGTTGCAGTTCTCGATGATGAACCTCGGGCTGCTGCCCCGAGACGGCGGTACGCGGCGCGTGGTAACCATGTCGCTGTGCGAGCAGAACCAGGCGTTCGATGAAATTATTTGGCAGGGCGCCGACAAGATCACACGAATCATCGGGATCGACGCGGCGTACTCAGGCATCGGTGGTGACCGATGCGTTATGATCGACCTTCAGTACGGCCCGGACAGCACTGG